GGTCGGGAACCTTCAAAAAGAACCGCCGCAAAGAACTGAAACTTTCGGCACGGCGCCGGCAGCGGAGGATAGGGCGATGACGCTCACAATGAGATCCGGCCCGATGTCCGGCGGGTACCAGGCATGGCAAACGATGCAGGACCCCGCTTCAATGGGATCAGGTATGAAATCAAGTCCATGCCGAGCATGTCCGCACTTCGGCACCCCACCATCAAAATGCCGTGATTATCATGACTGCCTCCTGGCTGAAAAACAATCCATATCCTGCTATGTCGATCCCAACAAGCCGGACCCATTAGAGACGCCCACCAAATTTTGCAAAGGTTGCGGAAAACCGTTTGAAAAGAAGCGCGAGTGGACGAAAAAATATTGGGATTCACGCGAGTATTGCACCTTCCGATGTAAGAAACAAAATAAACCGAAAGATCCGATACCCACGAAGATTTGCAAGGGATGTGGGAAGCCGTTCCAATTACAAAAAGGGTGGAGTTTGAGTTATTTCAAGAGGCGGGAATATTGCACTCCTGCGTGTAAAAAACTTCATCAAAAAGAAGGCTCGGTTATCAGGAAAAAACGCAAAAGAACGGCCACTTTCGAAAACAATTCACCGCGATATTTAACCCTTATCGTTGATGGTAAAATCATTAAACTTCGGGGGAAATATTGATGACACAGGCCAGCATAAACAAACTGACCAATCTCGACAATCAACGCACCCAAAAGGCAAAAGAACTCGGAGAAATTGAAAAACGTGCGTCCGAACTCAGGGCAGAGATCGATAGCCTTTCTCGTGCGATTGATTGGGAGATTCGGTGTGGGGGCCATTGTTCTTAACTCGGGGGATTTAGAACATGATTAAAGAGCTCAGTTTCAGCAAGGAATATGTTACATGCTTAACTTGCGATCTTTGTTATGATCATCACGGAGCGCCAACATATTGCCAACTCGGGAAACCGGTAAATCCAAGAGATATTTTTAAAAATCAAGAAGTAGCAGCGTTGTGTCCGTCATGGTTTCCGCGCAAAATTTCGCGTGTTTATTGTGGCCCGGAATATAACGATGACGAGCGATGGTACGAAAAAGATTCAATGGCGTAGTTACATGGAGTAAAAACGGAGACACCATGACCAAAAAAGAAAAAGTATCAGTCCTTATCGAAACCAGCAAAAGCCTTTTGCGACGATACGGTCACAAACACAATTATCGGGCTGCGCTAATTGAGAGTTTGGAGGCGCTGGTTGAGAGGGCTGAAAAAATTGCAGGGGCGGCGTAATGGCAAATTCATGGTTTAGGCTGTATCACGAATTTGCGACAGATCCAAAGGTACAGATGATGTCCGAGGCAGACCAACGGCGACTTGTCATGTTGATGTGTATACGTTGCTGTAACGGTGATGAAACGTTTCACGATGAAGAAGTAGCGTTTCAGCTACGCGTTACAATGGACGAATGGCAAGCCTCAAAAGACGTTTTTATCCGCAAAGGGTTCATAAATCACGACAACAAAATACTCAATTGGGATAAGCGACAATTCACGTCAGACTCAAGCACAGAGCGGGTCCGCAAACACCGTGAAAAACTGAAACAGGATTGTAACGTTTCAGTAACGCCACCAGATACAGATACAGATACAGATACAGATAAAGACCTTTCCGCATCTGAAGATGCGTGCGGTTATTTTTATCTTACAAAAAAAAAGCGAAAGTTATCAGGAAAGCGGCTTAAGGCATTCAACAAGTTCTGGGAAATCTTCGGATACAAAAAAGACAAAGCCTCTGCCGCCGACGCATGGATGGATATTCCAACCCTCACAGAATCTCTTTGTAAAAAAATCAACGATGCCGCTTCAATTGAATGCTCAAACAGACCTTCGCAAATTTCGAAAGGGAAAACCCCCATTTACGCACAGGGTTGGATAACTGGCAGGAGGTGGGAAGACGAACACCAAGTGGACTTATACGTTGTCCCTAAAAACAAAGACAACGTGATCGTCCCAAAACTAAAACCAATCACAAAGAATCCCTATGCAGACTGATAGACTACCGCCCCAGGCCATCGAAGCCGAAGAATCAATATTGGCGTACTGTCTTTTGTACGATCCGTCAGATGTTCTTGACACTATTTCGCCGGATGATTTTTACAAAACAACTCACAAAGAAATATTCAAAGCAATATCCAACCTGAAAAAACAAGACGTCACACCAGAACTGGTAACAGTTGTCAACGAACTCAGGAAGTCAGAATCACTCGAAAGGGTTGGTGGTGCCGCATACATCTCAAGACTTGTTGACGCAATCCCGGTTTCAATCTCCCCAAAAGACCACGCCCGGATCATCAAAGACAAATCGATTTTGCGCCAGGTGATAGCCCGGGTGAATGAAATATCTCAATCCTGTTTCGAATCCCAGGACGCGGAATCGACCCTGGATGACGCCCAAAAATCGATATGCGCCATCGATTACGATGTCAACGAGCGTTCTGTGTCTGTTGTTGGAGACGTTCTTGACGATGTGATCACCGATCTTGAACGGCGCCAGAGCGGGGATGTTACCGGCATCCCGACCGGGTATGGTAAATTGGATCTATTGCTTGGTGGAATGCAGCGGGGAGACAGCATCATCATCGGTGGCCGGCCTTCCATGGGGAAAACCTCTTTTGCCATGTCCATGGTTAAAAACATTGCGGTTGATAACGGCATCCCCTGCGCGGTGTTCTCCCTGGAAATGTCAAAGAAGCAACTCACTCGCCATTTGATCAGCCAGATCGCCCGGGTGGATGGCGGAAGGTTCCTCAATGCCATTTTGACGCCGAACGATTGGGAAAGGATTACGCTTGCCAGTGATAAGTTGAGCAAGGCCCCCGTACACATCGATGACAGATCCGGCCTACACTATATGCAGGTTCGCCGCACCCTCCGCAAACTCGTCAAAAAATCGAAAATAAAAATTGCGTTTATCGACTATATGGGCCTCATGACCGGAGACAAAGATGGTGGCCGAATCGGCGAGGTATCGTCAATCAGCCGGGCTATGAAGCAAATGGCCAAGGAATTCGAGATCCCGGTTGTCACGCTATGCCAACTGTCCCGTAAGTGCGAGGAGCGGGCAGATAAGCGCCCGGTGCTGTCCGATTTAAGGGACTGTGTCACTGCGGACACGCAGGTTACTAAGTCGGACGGATCTATCGTTGAAGTAGCTGATATTGTTGGGCATACACCGATAGTTGAGTCTTATAACGGTTTTTGTTCCGGGAGTAGATTGGCCGACAAGGTTTGGGAAGTCGGAGAGCGGGACTGTTTTAAAATAACATTTACTTCTGGGCGTGAATTTATAGGGACAAAGAAACACAGGCTCTTGGGGTACAAGAGGTGGGTTCGGATCGAAAGTCTGCGATGTGGTGACCGCCTTGCTCGTCTACGTAAACTTCGGGAACCAAACGACCCTGTTATTTATGACGAGGCGGTCGTTGGCATGGTTGGGCAGTTAATTGGCGACGGATCATATATCAAGGGCCAGCCGATGAGATACACAACGGCGTGTGAGTTTAATGCGAGGGCTGTTGAAAACGGTGCGGCAATTTTAGGATCGACAACAAAAAGATATCCGGGGCGCGGAAATTGGTTACAAATACTGATTTCAAACAACGGCAACCGATGGCACGCGTCTGGCGTTGGGTTGTTTTTGAAAAACCTTGGAATTTTTGGTCAACGGTCTGGAGAGAAAAGGGTCCCCGCTAACTTTTTCAGAATGCCAAACCATCTCGTTGCTGTTTTAGTGAGAAACTTATGGGCGACAGATGGATGTATCCATAGACACAAGAATGGACGGTGGTTTTTTAATTTTTCATCAAAAAGCAGGATGTTGTGCGTTGACATTTCAAACCTCATGCTCCGCTTTGGCATACAAACCCGAATTACCCGTTCTGATTCTTCAAACTGTTGGATCTTAAATATATTTGGGAAACACAGGGAAACTTACTGCCGAGAAATAGGTGGTTTCGGCAAGGATAAAAATCGTTGTGATTTATTTTTGTCTGAGTGTGGGCGTACCAAAAATACAAATGTTGATACTATGCCAATTGATTTTTGGAATGATGTTAAGTCTGAAATGGGAGTTATTGGAGTCAGTTACCGTGAGTTATGCCGACGATTGGGAAAGGCTTATAATGGGTCCGCTATGTGGAGATATTCACCTTCATTCAAAAGGGCAATAGAAGTTGCGGATGCCCTTAATAGTGATTTTCTACGGGATAAAATCAATGACGAACTGTTTTGGGATACCATAAAAAAAATAACGCCCATTGGTAAGCAGACCGTATATGATATTTCAGTCCCGGTTACAAATTCATGGGTTTCTGGATCTTTGATATCACATAATTCTGGAGAAATAGAGCAGGACGCAGACGTGGTGATGTTCGTTTACCGGGATGAAATGTATTGCGACGATGACAACAACCCGAACCGTGGAACCGCCGAAATTTTGATCAGGAAGCACAGGGAAGGAACAACCGGAACGGTTCATATGGCGTTTCTTAGTAAATACAGACGGTTTGAAGAATTGGGATATGAAAACTAACCCCAACGAAAGGAGCCGCCTATGATTGCCTCCCGCTAAAACGGGAACCAAAAAGCTGTCTATGTGGAGAAAACTTCCGCCCCCGACCCGGAAGCGCGGGGGCGGCAACTCAAAGGAGGATAAATGAAAACACGTAGACACCACAACAACAAAGGCTATCGTCAGATCAAGCGCGGCAAAACATACTATCAAGTCAAGGCCATGGCGCGGCGGTTGGGGGTGAAGTTTTGCCGGTAATCTGTCCCCACTGCAACCAAAGACCGACCTTCGAAAAAACCGACCAATGGCGTGCCTATTGCGATTGTGCCGAAGGTCGTCACCCATGGTTGGAAAAAGCCGAACAGGAGTGGATTCGTGAGACGCATAGAAATAACCCTGCCGTTCCCGTTGCCGACATGGAACCGGTTATTAGCGATGAACCGGTGGGAGCGTAAAAAATGCCGCGATTTTATAAAAAATGCCGTGTTCATTTTCATCACCGAGGGCATGGAAACCCTGACCCCGATGGAGTCTCAGGAAAGGCTTGCCTTGATGGGCTTGTGCGTGCCGGAATATTTGCGAATGATACGGCCCAAGAGGTCTACCCGCCAACGCACAGCTACGAAAAAGTCAGCATTTCCACACCTGAAACGACTACAATAACCATCATTGAGGACGGTGCTGATGGCTAAAGCTGAAGACTTAACCGGATCAACCCGAAACACAACTCAACCCAACATAACCCAACATAACGAAACTCAACCCAACACAACGAAACAAAACATAACGGAACCCAACTAAACAAAACTAAACTAAACGCAAAACATAGTTAATAGCGTATTTTCAAAAATATATCTAACTTGGGGATGATATGGCCGAGGATGTTCTTTACCCGGAGGAAATCCGCCAAAACACGATCATCAGGACCATGGTGCAGTATCGGTTTTTTTGTCCGGTGTGCGGTCGTCGGCTGCAAACTCATGGTGTCTACAAGTACACCAAAAAGAGTAAGCGGTTCTCGTTTCGAAGATGCAAATGCGGGTATCAGGCCGATGCGGAGGTTTTGGGATAGGTATTTAACTCGGGGGAGTACGGACATGACCACAAAAATCGAATGGTGCCAAGAAACATGGAATCCGGTCACTGGATGCACGCCGATCAGCGAGGGCTGCACTCATTGCTACGCGCAGCGCATGGCAAAACGGTTGGCTGGTCGGTATGGGTATCCTGCGGATTATCCGTTTAAGGTGACATTTCACCCCGACCGACTCGAAGATCCCCTCAAGTGGCGGAAGCCCAGGCAAATTTTTGTTTGTTCGATGGGCGATCTTTTCCATGATGATGTCAGCTTTTACGACATCGAGAAGGTCTTCAACACAATTAACGACTGTGACCCTCAGCGCAATGGTGGTGTGGATCACCGATTCTTGATCCTCACGAAGCGCCCAAAGCGCATGAAATCCTTTTTCGAAATGTCGGACAATGATTGGCGCATTGCCCTGAACCCCAGCATTTGGCTTGGCGTAACCGCCGAGAACCAAAAGCGTGCCGATGAGCGTATTCCAATCCTTTTACAGATCCCGGCGGCGGTGCGATTTGTGAGCGTTGAACCGATGCTGGGGCCGGTGGACCTGAGAAATTATCTATTTCATGAAGACTGCGACCATTACGACTGTGACGAAAACTGCATGGTCGGCATCAACCCTCCGTATGCAGGACTGATCTGGACAATCTGCGGCGGAGAATCCGGGCCCGGTGCTCGACCGATGCACCCGGATTGGGCAAGGTTATTGCGCGATCAATGCGTTGCCGCTGGAGTGCCGTTCTTTTTCAAGCAGTGGGGTCAATGGGAACCCGTTTCACCGGTACATGGTGGAACTGAGGAAGAAGAAAACCGGTGGGCTGATGAGTATGGGCGGCGTGAATCTTTAGAGCCAAACGGTTATTTTTCTGATGAAGGCTTCCAACCGGGCCCGAAGGCATATTTGGTTGAGAACGTCGGCAAAAAGAAAGCCGGTCGCCTACTCGATGGCCGGACTTGGGATGAATATCCAACGTAGGTAACTACCGAGTGTTCGAACCCACCAATTATCCGAATTCGGATGCAACTTCCTTCCCACCGCCGTAGTTTTATGCCTATTTGTTGGGCATGAGTCTCAATCGAAAACAGCGCAGATTTGCACAGGAATATGTAATAGACCTAAACGCTACGCAGTCGGCTATTCGCGCTGGTTATAGCAAGCGGTCGGCCTACTCTCAGGGCCAACGTTTGTTGAAACATGCTGAAGTTCAGGCCGAAATACAGCAAAAACGTAACGAAATTGCAGCAAAAAACGACATAACCATCGAGAGGGTGCTCCAAGAGCTTGCAAAGATTGCATATTTTAACCCTCAAAAAATGTACGATTCCAACAACAATCTGCTAACCATCCCCGAGATGCCAGCCGATGTGGCCGCTGCGATTGGTGGGGTGAAGGTCTTGAGGGACGGAACCATCGAATACAAATTCATCGACAAGAAGGGCGCGAATGACAGCCTGATGAAACACCTGGGCGGGTTTGAGAAGGACAACGAGCAGCGTCGCGCCAAGATCGACGGCCTGGAAATCGAATTCGTAAAGTCCAAAGGCGATGAAGGTTAGAGCGCAATTTCCAGATAAGCTCCGACCCCTGTTCTGGCCGAAGCGATACAAGGTTGCCCGGGGCGGTCGTTCCGGGGGCAAATCGTGGGGATTCGCCCGGGCCCTGTTGTTGATGGGTATCGAAAAACCTCTCCGTATCCTGTGTGCGCGTGAAGTTCAAAAGTCAATCGAGGATTCCGTTTACAAACTGCTCAAGGACCAGATCGCAAAACTTGAATTGGGATCTGTCTACGATGTCCAGTCCAAAAAGATTCTCGGCCCTGGCGGAACGGAGTTCCTATTTACCGGGCTGCTCGAACACACAGTCACCACGATCAAATCGTTTGAGGCGGTTGACATCTGTTGGGTGGAAGAAGGCCAGGCGGTCTCTAAGCGATCGTGGAACATCCTGATACCGACTATCCGTAAATCGGGGTCTGAAATTTGGGTCAGCTATAACCCGGATCTGGAAACCGACGATACGCATCAACGGTTTACAATTTACCCTCCCGACGACTGCATCAACATCGAAATCAATTGGCGAGACAACCCATGGCACAACGATGTCATGGAGCAAGAGCGCCGGCATTGCAAGAAAACCGATCCAGACAATTATCCCAACATTTGGGAAGGAAAATGCCGGCCGGCCGTCGAGGGCGCAATCTATTTCAAACAGATTCAGCAGGTGGAGGATCAGCGCCGTATCCAGAATCTGCCCTACGACCCCATGCTCAAGGTCCACTTGGTGTTTGATCTGGGCTGGAACGACTCACTAGCATGTGGCCTGGTGCAGAAAAACATTTCTGAGATCCGGATCATTGAGTACATGGAGGCCTCCCACACCGATCTGAACGCATTCAGCACAGAACTGAAAACCCGTCCGTACAATTGGGGAAAGGTTTGGCTGCCGCACGATGGTTTTTCTGGCCGCCTGGAAAGCGGTGGGAAGTCCACCTACGACATCATGAAGGCCCAAGGATGGAACTGCCCTCCCCGAGAGGAGATCATCGAACTATCCAAGGAAGAAGGGATCAAGGCCACCAGGCTGGCGTTCCCGCGCATGTATTTCGACAAAACCAAATGTCACGCGGGACCGAATGAGTCTCCACAGGCGGTCACGGCCGACTTTCATCAAACCCCGTTGCACAATCGATTGATCGAATGCCTGAAGCGATACCGCCGGCATGTCAACCAGCAGACCCAGGCAACAACCGGACCGGTCCATGATGATTACGCCCATGGCGCCGACATGCTGAGATACATCGCGTGCAACGAAAGCCTGATGACAAATGAAGACGATGGCGAGATTTACGTACCGCATGTTGTTTACGAACCGCTCGACGCGGCGGTGGGATACTAAAACATGATCCGAGAACCCGATAAGACTCCCGAGGAGGAACAGGCCAAGGAAGAACGCCGCCGAAAGCTGGATGCCCTGGCCGAGACCCTGTTGAAGAAACGGGATTATGCCGTGATCTTCCGTTCATCTTCCGGAGTTGAGCGGCGATGGCGCGAAGACCAGCAGGCCTTTGACGCCGACTCGGATACCACCGCCGGCAACGCGATGATCGATTACGCAACCGGTGAGGCTTCGCCTCGGGGTAACGCCGGCCCGGTCCGGTCAAGGGTGATCGTCAACGTAATCCGTGGCAAGAGCGAGACGGCCGAGGGTCGATTCTGCGACATCATGATGCCGGTCGATGACCGCAATTGGGGCCTCAAGGTAACGCCGGTCCCGGAGTTGGTTAAAGGCTTGGGAGACGACCGTATTCCGATCAACACCCAAACCGGACAGCAGGTGACTGATGCCTCAGGACAGCCCATAAGAACGTCTGATATTGCCCGGTCACAGATGGACAAGGCCAAGCGGGCCATGAAGGGTATGGAAGACGAGATCGACGATCAGTTAGCCGAGTGCAACTACAACGGCGAGTGCCGGAAGATCATTCGCGGATCCGTCCGCCTCGGTACCGGTATCCTCAAAGGCCCGAATATCGTCAAGCGCGTCCGCAAGGCGTATGTCGTCCAGCGGGATGCCGACAACACATCGGCCCACATCCTTCAGGAGGTCGAGGTTCACGAACCCGAAAGCCGTTGGGTGGATTGCTGGAATGTTTATCCGGATCCCGAGTGCGGCGAGGATGTAAAGCGGACGTGCTCCTACATTTGGGAGGTCGAGGACTGCATGCCCAGGGATTTGATGGGGCTGGTCAATGTCGAGGGTTATTTTAATGATCAGATCATGCTCGCCCTGGAGGAAGAACCCCAACGCACCCAAGCCAGCTACAAAAACAAGTGGGAGATCAAGAAAGAGGCGCTCTCTCGGGGGCATGCTTACGAAAAATGGACCTACAGCGGCGACGTTGACAAAGAAGACCTGGAATCCCTCGGTGTGAGTTGTGCTGACCTGAACGGCAAATCGTTGTCTGCGCATGTGGTGTTCATAAACGACCGGCCGATTAAAATTCAACTGAATGTGCTGGATGTCGGCGGCATTCCCTACGATTTTTTTCAGTGGACCGTGGTTGCCGGCAGCCCATGGGGGATTGGCATCCCGCGTCAGTGTCTTTGGATGCAGCGTATCCTCGTTGCAGCCTGGCGTGCCATGATGGACAACGCCCGGGATAGTGCCGGGGCGAATGTCGCTGTTGGGAAGGGTGTCGCGCCTGTTGACGGACGATGGGAACTGACCGGCAAGAAAATATGGCGGATCCTCGATGGCAGCAGCATTGACGATGTTCGCAAGGCATTCACGCAGTTCCAGCTGACCAGCAATCAAAAAGAACTGCAGGCGATCATCGAGCTTGCGCTCCGTTTTTTGGATATGGAAACCATGATTCCGATGCTATTCCAAGGGGAGAAAGGCGAAATGCCCGAAACTCTGGGCGCCACGAACATCATGGTGGACTCCAACAATGTCGGACTCCGGTCCAGGGTGAAATGGTTCGACGATCAAATCACAGTCCCGCACTTGACCCGATATTACCACTGGAACATGCAGTATAACGAGAACCCTGACATCAAGGGAGATTTCAACGTCAAGGCGTTGGGCGCCTCCGTTTTGCTGGCCAGGGACCAACAGATGAGATATCTCGTCAACCTGTTTTCGCTCCGTGGCGATCCCAAGGTTGACGCCGAGGTCGATTGGGGTAAGGCCACGCGGCAACTGTTCGAGGCCGCGAAGATCGATGTATTGAAGTCCGATGAGGACAAGAAGCGGGATCAGGAAAACCGGAAAAACCAGCCGAAGCCGCAAGACCCGAAACTCCAGGTCGCAAAGATCCGGGCGGACGGGGAGATGCAGAAAGCGAAGCTGGTCCAGAACTCCGACATGGCCGAATTGGAATTTAAAGCGCAGGAAGCCGAGAAGCAGCGCCAGCACGAAGCCATGATGAAAGAGTTGGACGCCAAGATCAAGATGATGGAGTTTTCACAACAATCTGGGCTCTCTCTACAGCAGATCAAAGCCGACCTGTCAAAGGAGGCCAGCCGGCAGAACCTGCAACGGGAGCTTTCGGACAAGGACAGGGCCGCACAGGTCGCTACGCCGCCGACAGAGCCAGCCGGCCGCGCAGCGCCTGGAAGGGCGTATGAACAATGATCCATATAAATTATAAAGCATTCGTGAAGATTGTCGTTGCTATCGAACGCTTAGAAAAAATAAGGGATAATAGTTTGTTTCCATTAAGGGGGAAGTTAAACTTTGTAATTGATCGATACAGGGTCGCGGCAAGTCGTATGGTCAATCCACAATAAACCAATAACCATGGGGGTGGTGAATGAGAATCGCAAAAATAATGGTATCAAAGGCTGTACTTGAATCATTCTTTCAGACCAGCGACAGGGCGTTTCTGTGCCACAAGGGCGTCCCGGATGACGCTGACCTTGTTCGGTTTCAGTACGTCCAGAAACTGGGACATTGGGTAGCCACGTTCAAACATCATT